GTATTGAAAATTTTAAAACCAATAGATGACTCATCCTACTCCCTGTGGGATCGGATGGGCTCCTAGTGAGCAATTTGTATACCGGAATTTAGCTCTTGACTATCCGGATTCTTTTGGAGCGGCACTTCTTCACCACGCAGTAGATGACGGCAAGGATAAGGAACAGGACCACTAGGGTCCCTACAATCCCTCCGGCCCAGCGCATTGCGGGCCCGGAGATGTAGCCTCCAGGGTCGCTGCCATGGCGAGGCCTGGTTGCGACCACATGTTCCTTCGGTGGAGTGCACTCACCAGCGCACTTCACTATTGCCGAACAGATCTCTACCTCGAGTGCAACCTCGGGCGTGGGTGAGGAGAAGGTCGTTTTGACGGTATTGGCGCCAGCAACCACTTCAACCACCGATGTTCTCAGGGGGACTCCTGGTGTCAGGGAATGAATCCCGCACTTCCCGGCCTCGTGGCCCTCGTAGGTGATCGTGGCGGCGCCCCCGTAGTCCACCCCGTACTCGCAGCTGTCCACCACGCATTTCAGGGCCGATGGTTTCGGATCCTTTAATTTGCGGGTAAACTTCGCGTCCGGAATGTTGATGGACATGGGGACGGCACCAACCCCACAATCGAGGGCCAGGAGCGGATTGGCACTGATCTTACAACCGTGCGGTGCTGTGACACTGAGTGGTTTCGGAGCGTCCTGCAGCCAACGCAGTAACCCAGAGGTCGTATACGTGTAAGCCACATGTACGTGGTCGTTAGTCGGCTGCAGTACTTCAATTCCGATGTCCCCATACAGATCGTTGGGTTTGACATAGTTGGTTGACCTAGCTTGAATGTCTCCGAATGTGCCTGGTCGGCCAGCCCCGTAAGGAGGCCAGTCATAGTTATAGACCTCTTCGCCGATGCGGACTACTTTGCGATCGAATGGGGAGTAGTCGGTTGTTATTGGTCCAGCCACGATCTTGAGGTCAGTGCCCCTGGCTGATGTTACCCCGTCCACGTAAACGTGGACTGCCGTCACCACTTCACCAAGCGTCACCAGGACCTCAGCGGTGACTGAGCTGCTGTGTACGCTGAACGCTTCGGCACGCTCTGAGTCCTGGGCACAGAACTCAGAAACGGTGGCTGCCACAGCGCTGACCTGTGTATTCTCGGTGGAACAGAAGCAGTGAGCCGCGCCCCACAACAAGGGGTACACGTTTGTGTGCACATCGCAGTGCACGTCGGAGACAGCTTTGCCAGTAAACGCATGCAGCGTAGAGAGGTCAGAGGGGCAGGACACCGACGTGCAGCAGCCCACATGGGGCGGCTCGACGATGGGGACTCCTGCGCAGGTCCAATATTCCAGAGCCGTAGTTGGTGAGATGACGGTGAAATTCACTGAGATGGTCAGCTTCAATGGATCATACCCATTCCGGTTTATCACTGCTTCGTACGACGGGGCTCTTGGATCCATTGGGACCACCACGGTGTGTTCGTAGCTCTTGCAGCTCTGTACATACGCAAGGATGACCAGCAGGGCTGACCACCCTCTTACCCCTAAAAAAGACTTGCAGCACAATCTGCAGTGCCTAAGGGCGTATGTAATGATGAGCACACAGGCCACGGGCGCCGCAAATTGTAGCCCGAAGGCCACTTTGCTGTTGGTCCACAAGTAGGCAATGATGTCCAAGTAGGGTTGGTCCGCGCGAGCCCCTGGTATGCAACACAGTGCTGCAGTCAGTGCGGTCAATGGTGGTGGGTTCGAGTTGAACGTGTTGGCGACCAGAGAGTACCGCACCCTGCTGCATGCGCACGCAAACATGCACGCTGCGATAGCCAGCAGGCCGCATGCAACTCCTACAAACGCCCACGCGTACTCTGGATGGTGCTTGGTGTGGTACACCAGAAGTTCCCAGGGGTACGCATCAGCGTCCCCGGATGCGTACCTGACGGATGACCAAAAGTGCATCGGCGCGTTGTTTCCCCATGTTAGCTCGATCCCTTGAGGCGTGACCGGGATGCGGCGCAGGTACTTGCCCTGGATCCATTCGGATGTGGCGTTGCTATGGAAACCAAGGTTCCGTGTGGTTAGCAGCACAGGGTATTTTGCGGTACCGGCTAGCAGGACATCGCTTTCCTCGTAGGTGATCGACGGCAGTGGGGCTACACTCACTCTGCAAGTTGCGGTTTCCGGCGGGAACGGGAACGGGATCCTTGCTTTCACTTCCTTGCCTCCGCTAGGCAACATTGCCGATCTGAGGTGTGGCTTGCCCTGGGTGATACTGGCAGCCGTTAGGACTGGCTCCTCACACGTAAACGTCTGGGAGTCGCTGGTGAAAGTGACGGTTGCCGAGTCAGCGCTCTTGCATTTCTTGTCGAATTTCACTGTGGTACCAGGTGGCACCCTCACTGTGCACTGGCTGTCGCTGCATGTTACGACGGTGCTAATCTCTACAGAAATCGGCAGAGCGTCATACACATCAACGAGGTAGAGGGCGGACTTTTTTGGTGTAGTGGAAAATCTGGTGCATTTCTTGGTCATGTCGGACAGATGGTGGCCCTTGCTGCGTTCTCTGGTGAACTTCTCCGTTACTTGGTGTTCGAAAACCGTGGTGCATTGATGCCGGGTGCCATCCAGTGTGGCCGCAACGGTTAGGCTCTGCCCCACTGGGCAGTTGGCCAGGATGTAGTGGCCAGTGGCCTGCAGCACGTCGCACTTTGCAGTCGTGCGCACCACGAGTCGCGTGTTGTCTGCGGCGTGAACCTTCCCGTCCCTTCCCAGGTATCGCAGAGAGGTTTCACCCGCCGCACCACCCTTAGCGGTCACTCCCGATTGAGAACCAACCCGCATGCGGAGGACGTGGTCGCTGCCACTGCTCACCACCTCGTCGATGGCTATCGGCGAGATACACGCTGTTCCGTCACAATCGGGGCAGTACGCCCTGTATGGGGAGGCAGCTGCGTGGGCGGCGAGGATCTGTGTGTCGTAAAAGGCGGCAGGCGACGTAGACACAGCCCTCTTTCTCCGGGCGGAGCCACAGGTGGTGACAGCAATGAGTAGGTCCCAGTAGTTCGGGTCGTTCAGATTGTCCTTCAGCATGGTCATGGCCTTCTCTGGTTCAGCAGTAATGCAGCAGTCCTGGCAGGACGGTTTGGAGCAATCGAAGGTGTTGGAATTGTAGGTGCAGACAATAACCATAGGCAGCAGCAGGAGGGCCGGAGCGCGTGTCCAAGGTATGGCATCACTGTAGGCGATCTCCCTAGCCTTCATCTTCTTGTCGAAACCTATCACGGAGAGGCGTGTGCGCCTGCCATCGGGTCCTCCTCCGAGGACAATACCAACAACCTTTCCCGAGTTGTCGGTGATGGCCCTGCCACTGTCACCCGGCTTGCCCCTACCGCTTGCGTCGATTATGACATTATCCTCCACTCTGATAGTGCCATACTCCCAGTTGTACACTCTGTCCATCATGGTCGCTGGTTCAGCCGCTTGGTCTCGCATGCTCTTCGGGTACGCAGCTGCTTCGAGGTCCATGTCCTCGGCGACCTGGAACTTGATGTCTGCCAGTTCAGGGTGGTCGATCTTACCCTTCACGTGTGCCGGCTTGAATACGCGAGATCCAATCAGCACAGCGTAGCCGGATATAGCACCTTCGTGGTACACGGGGAAGGTGCTCTGTCGGGCACACTTTACGGAGATCCTTACCTCCTTCCCGGGTCGGTTCCTAGTCTTCTTGACTTTTTCGCCACCGCTTCCCTTCTTCTCCTGTTGTTTTTGCTTCTTCTTCTTCTCTTTGGGTTTTTCTCCGTTGGAAGAGTTCTTCTTCTTCTGCTTGTTCTTCTGAACACGTCTTGGCCCACGGCGGTCCACCCTTGCCTGGCCGGCAAGTCCAGCTACCTGCAACTGGAGCGCACTCATCTGGTTCGCGAGGGCAGTAATGGCGGCGTTGCCGACTTGCGGCTCCTGGCGGCGCTTAGTGCGCGGCCGGTACGGCTGTACTTGTCCTCGGGAACCCGGTGCAAACATGGGCTCCATCTGGCGATAGGCTGAGTTGGTGAATTGCATGGGAAACATGATTGTTTGGAAGTATGATGCAGAAAATATTAAGGTTAGACGTAGAGGGATACGTACTCCCCTCGCGCGCCCAGGTACGATCTCAAGTCCTGGGCGAGCGTGGCCATCGCCATTGTGGCCAGCGGCAGGTGGTTCACGCCATAGCGTGTGGCGGCAGCCACCTGCAGTGGCCACTGAATCCCCACTCTGTACCAGCTTTCCACTTCTTCGCGCAGTGCGCGGCATCTGTCCACGTCCGTTTCTGGATCGTTCAGGGCCGGTTTTCCCATCTTCATCAGGCGTTTTACAGGGTCCGACACTCGGCTTACAGTGCCTGTTACCGTGTCGAGTAACAGGAAGCCGCCACAAAAATAAGGACTCATGTTGCCAATTTCCATGTCCATGATCTTCACCTCCATGTTCAGCCAGGATGCGCACCTGGCCACCATCATGTCGTCAGACACTACTCCGGTGATTACGTTGTCGTCACCGATAAACGCGGCACACCTGGTATCAGCCAGCTGCTCCCGTAAAACTCGGGCAGCTATGGTGATGTTAAGCAGCGTGTTCACGAACAGCGTCAGAAAAAGTCCAGACTTCATCATCGATCCAAACTGAAATCTGGTGCCTGTGGGCAGGTGGGCAGAAGTGATGTCGCCGAAAGACGCCTCAATTAGGGTCAGGAGGTCTTCTTCTACTCCCAAGTCCCTCAGCAGCATCAGCGCTGTAACCGCCATGGCTTGGTCCTGGCTCTTGTCGAATGAGGAGATGTCCGTTTCCAGCACCTTGTCACCCAACTTCATCCCATGGCCCACGATAGCATCAAAATCCTCGGAGCTCATATCGAACAACACGTGTATAGACGGTTTCAGGACGGCCTTCAGCCTTCGGACTAGCTCTCTATGGATGGCGCACAAGTACGCGGTGGCCATGGGGTCGGCCGCTTGAATCTCTTGGACTTTAGGTCTCTCCTCTACGTGCTTCGTGCCTGGCGTCACTTTGACGTCGCGTTTCATGTCTAGTGTGAACCTGTCCATAGCCACCTCCGAGAGGTCAGGGCATACGGCTTCGACTCTGCTGTGCATCACATTGGCCTTGGCCCCTTGTAGATGAAAGACATACTCTTCGATTTGGCCGGGCGACAACCTTACTGGTTTTTCCGCGAACTCAGTCCACAGGTCGGTGTCCTTACAGGCGAAACTTTTAAAAGCCTCCACGTTCATTGCCGCTGAGTCCATAGTCGGGAGCTCTCTCATCTGCGTGACGTTGCAGTTACGTTTGGTGGCGGCCATGAGGATGCTTTGCAGAGTGGATGTCATAGGTCCGGGTACTTGGGACTGTATGAGCGGCTGGTTATACTCTGATTTCTTCGGCAGGGAACGCACCTTAGCAGGGTCGAACGTCACGGTGTCGAGGTTGCAATTGAGCCCATCAACCATGTCCAGGTAAGCATCGTACTTATCCGTGATACCGAACGAGCTTAAGGTGGGGTAATTACACCCTATGAACATGTTGGCTGCAACGATTGCTGTGTTGACGCTCTCGAACTTCACCACGCAGGCGTCGGAGTACCTGGGCTTAGGGAAGGTGTTTTTCCACAGCGGCAGAGCGTGCTGCTCTCTCAGGTAGTGCCCGGCACCTCGCTGCAAACATCGAACAATCTTGTGTTTCATGTTATGGACCTTCGCGGACAGGTAGCGACTCTTGTTCTTTTGAGTGGGGCGCATTTGATACGCCAACCTCTTCCTCGTTTCTGCAGGCAGATCTGGTGTGCCGTGGTCGTTGCTCGGCAGTACTGACGTTCTCATCAACACTTCCGTTGTGTTGTTTGTCTGGGTGTTGTGCTGGCTGAGGTGAGCCGTACCTTGATCAGATGAGAATATGTACCCTCCGAGGCCGTCCCGTTGCCCTCTGCGCCGAGTTCTCACGGCGGCGCCGCGGCTTGAGGGTTCAGTGCCCGTATCCTGATCGTCGGAGCGTTGGCTATAGCTACTAGCGGAGCTCCCCACCGCCAGCGAGCCGGAGTGGAAGCTAGATTGACTGCCGTGCTCCGACCCCTCAAGTTCCAAGTTCCTGCGGGCCCTAACTCTTACGGCGTCAAACTGGTCCCGTGTTAGCCCTCTGATCGCGGCGGGTGTGCTCACGCTACTAGGCGGCCCGCTGGGCTGTCTCACCGAGCCGGCGACGCTGAAGGCGCCCGCTCTGTGCCCGGTGGAACCGGATTGGGCGCTGCGCACGCTTCTGGCACCCGCGCTGGCGGCCCTCATAGCAGGGGCGCTGCGCACACTGCGGCTATGGGCGCTGCTCGCCAACGATGCCGCCGACACAGCTGGCGCCCTTCGGGGCGCCGGCGGAACGGATCCCGCTGATGATGTGACGCTGGACTGCGAGCCCATTCGAGAACTGCGTGATTCCGTACCATCTCTCGGCGGCAGTAAACGCACCTGCACCGAACCCGGCGCAGGTGTGCGGCGGCTCGAGGCAGTGCTGGTCCTGCTGGCTGTGTGACTCGCGGCGACACTGGCAGCCACGGCTGCCGGCCTAAGCTGCCTCACGGCGGCCTGCGCTGGGCGCCTCTCCTGCAGATGGCGCACCGGTCTAGGTTCCTCTGCGGGTGCTCTCACAGTGCACTCCACCTTGGTGACGTCCTGGATGTTGGTGAGAGGCAGCTTGAATGCACTGCACACCACGAAACCTTCCTGCGGTCTTTGTTTCAGTACTGTGACCCGTTCCGGGGTCATGGCGTATATGCAGCCACAGGGTAGGCTAGAAGGCGGTCTGCCCACGGGTATGTCGTCAACCGGGCAGCTCTTTAGAACGTCAACGAGGTGTTGCCCTCGTATATACTCGATGAGTTTAGCATTGGCTTCCTTGGTCTTAGGCCAAGCCGCCTCAATCGACGACATAGCGACCGCTGCACGATGGAATTTCGTGCCGACAAAAAGGGATCTGCGGTCGCCGTAGTAGGCGCTGTACCCTGGCCTTCCAGCCAGAGTGCTGTGTTTAGGCACCCATACCGTTTCGTCGCCGAAACTGGACAGCGTCTCCGTGTCACTCATTGCGTCGGCTTCGTGTTCCTCTTCCTCTTCCACAACCACTTCCTCATCAAACTCTTCGCGAGCGTGGGCGTCAATCAGTTGCTGGATCCTCGCGGCCATGTTGTTGGCGAGGCAGTAGATGGTGACGTCGCACTCTGTCGTGTCGAACGCCTCCACCAGTGCACTAAACGACTGTTCCAGCCTGTTCCGACCGTTAGAGAAGATGTGTGTACTCAGCAAGGGGATGGCGGCGCTGGTGATGCCGTTGGCCGTGACTAGGGTAGCCGCCGCGCGGTATGCTGCTCTTAGCTGCCGCGCGCCGGTTTCTTCGTCAACCTCTCTGAAGTCAGCTCCGGCTGCGTGTATGATGGTAGCCTCGAGTCCTCGAACCAGGACCGCGTTTCCCGCGCCGATTGCACCGTTGGGGAACGCGTCCCCAAACGCGCCGTAGAGCGCACCACACACACCGTCACCGGGTCTACCGTTGCTGTTGGCGGCGTTGACCAGAACTTCCTCTTCGGCAGTGATGATGTTCCTGTTGAGGACTCTGTACCCCGGTGCGGCACCTACCATTGAGTTAAGTATCTCTGCCACTTTCACCTTGTCAGCGACACTGCCTCTCGCCAGCATTTTATACGCCTTCCACGTACGGGCGTAAATGTCGGTCAGTTGAGGGCCCAAATGTGCGATGGAACGTGCGTGTGGGCGACATCTGCCAGAGAACTTGAAGAAGACTTCCACGTTGGTTATACGGGAGGAGACGGGCTTTTCGACCGAAACGGACCTGAAATACCTCGCTGTACCTTCCACTGCCCTCTCTGTTCGGCGGTCCGCCATTCCGTACGCCTTCACAATGAAGACTCCGCCCTTGGCTGTGCGCTCCACCCCATGTTTGCATGCTGATGTGAACAGCACGGCGTGGTCTTCGCACTGCGCGTAGTGGTGATAGCGTCGTGGTCCAGCTGCGTCACAAAACACTAGGTCGAAGATACCTAGGTTGTTAAGTGGGCCGTTGATATCTGCCGTAACGACCACAGCGCCTCTCGGCTTAGTATCCCACTGCTCGGAGACGCTTGTGACGGTTTTTCCTTTCTTCACGCAGTAGTCGGTCACTCCTCCCGGGGCGGCTCCAAGGTCAAGGACTGAGTTATATGAGACACGCTTCGTCAGTTCTGCAAACTTGACTGCTGCTCTTGTCTTGAAGCTGTGCACTTGGTCCCATCTGTCAACTGTGAGTCTGTTTTCCAGGAAGCCTGGTTTGGCCGCTGCAGAAGTGTCCACCAACACGTGGGGCACGATTCGGTTAATCGGCACTTGGACCCTGGCAGGATCCAGGGGCACCAACTTCCCCGTTTCGATGTCGTAACATTCGCGCCCGCGCCGTTGTTTAAGCGCTTTAATCATGCGTGGATTGGCAATCTCATAGCCTTCCAGTGCGTCCAGGTTGAGGCCGTACTCGTACCCCCTGTTGGAGTTACTCCAGTGGCTGTTCTCCAGCCGCATGAAGCTGCCTTTTCCACTCAGAATGCCCGAGGAAGTATCCAAGCCCCACACGAGAGTAGCGACGGCATCCAAGGCTGCCAGAGCCGAATGCGGCTTGTCCTCTCGAAACGCCGGAAAGATACGGTTATAGTCCTCCGGCGTTATCTGGACGCCCGCCTCATGCAGCACCCGGCTGCTCGTAACTGCCCAACAGGTATTACGCTTCCCATGCGCGAAATTCATCCGTGGGACACACGCTTCTCTGAGGGCAGCCAGGATACCGTTGTGTTCATCCTCCCAATCCTCCATGGTAGCGGAGTAGTCTCCTTTCGGTGGCTTGGAGAGTATAGGGATCAGCGGGTCGTTTGGCAGTGTCTTCCATACCAGTTCGTCGTTGGTGCGCGTCAAAAGGACAGTAATGTGCTCAGAGGTCGGCTCATAGAGTGGGTTCGTCGTGACACGACAACGAACGGCATACACCTTTTCGCGGGTCAGGCCCTGCGAAGCGGCCGCAGTCATGAGCTCGTTGTGAGGATAGAGGAATTTTAGATCCTTGACCCACCCGCGGAAGCACGTCAACACCAACGCTTCCTTGTCGGGCTTGGTGGATCCGGTGGTGTCAATTAGTACGGGTTTTTTGCACGGGTTCGTAGTCTTCATTCTACCTTCGTAGTTGAGGTTTGAAACGATGGCCGTAAGCGTATGAGTGCAACGGCGGGAGATGTTCTTCCGCAAAACGCGGTCACTAATCTCATGGTTGTAATGCATCCGCATTTGGAGCTGGTTCACACATCCGACTTGTTTAGGGTCACCACAAAGCACCACCTTTCCCGTCGGTCTTACCGCAGCGATCAAGGCGAGCAGAGTGCCCGAGTGACAGGCGTAAGCCTCGTCAACGTACAGCGTATTGACCGCTCCTCGGTATGCACCGTAGAACAGTGAGTCAACCGTACGTGCGGCTATTTTCAAGCCGCGTCTCTCCAACACGCACCGCTTGATGTCTTCACAATTCTCCTTTTTTCCACTAGCGACCAAGTCGCGTGTAGTTACTTCGGTTGTGATGATAGCGGTTTTTCCTGCACCCGGAACCCCGTAGATGCCAATCGTGTGGACGTCGTGTGTGTGAGCCGGCCTTTTACGCAGCGCCTCGTAGGCAAACTGGTGATAAGGCGGATTGCATATGTCCCCTTGGAGGACTGTGCCTGTTGCATCTTCTTTCTTAACGCATTGCTTGGAGGACAGTTCGTAAACGTATTCGTCCCTCGCCTTAGCGGCGTCAACAAGCTTGTAGTAGACTTCGTCGGTGTTTCTTGCTGATCCTCTTGTTGCCAGCTGGTCGAGCGTGCGGCATGTGAACAGGTAGTCGTTGTAGGTCAAGGTAGCACTTTCGGCAAGGGCCTGGAAGTGATCGGTCTTGAGGGACACCCCCGTAGGGATGAGTACCTTCAGGTTATTCTTCTCAATGGCATAGCGCCCGGTCCGGCCTTTGTGGACATACTGCATCACTTCTTCCGCGAGTGGTCCGAGCAGAATGGCCAGTTTCCTGGTGCGCAACACGGTCACCGGGGACAATACTAGGTATTCCCCCATCATGTTGTCACCGAACGCCGTGATTACTTTCACGGTGCCTCTTTGACAATCGATGATGGTGGCACCCGCCCCGTCTTCTTCGCCGAGGTCCACATCAGACATGCCGTCGCCGGCTTCCTCCTCGTCGTCGTCTTGGCCCAGCACGTCTGCGATGTAACTAGGATTGGCGGCCTGTTGCCTGCGCTCCTCCTCTGTCAACTCGTGCACCTCAGCTGCGTCGTGCGCAAGTGCTTCTGTCTCATCTGCGATGGCCTGATCCATAGGTTTAATCGCACGTTTGAGCGTATTAAGCAGCAGTTGCTTCAGAGGCAGGTTAAGGTAGGTGGCTGAGAGGGCGGCTCTCAGCGACCCTGTGAACTTGGCAGGCACATATATGCCCGAGGACTGCTTGGGCCTACGGTAGAAGGTATGCTGCTGGCGTTTGTCATACGCTCTGCAGATACAGATCCATGTGGTGACGGACGTGATACCGTACAGGTCTTGTTCGTCCTCCATGTCCCGCCGAACTTCGTCCGCCCAGCTGCATAATGCGCGAGCGAATACGGGAATCAGCGAGTTATCCATGGAGTTGACGTTGCGGACGGTGGTCCCGTTGACCACGATCCTTTGGTTGAGTCCTACCAGCAGTTTGACGGCATCCGAGTATTTGACGGGATTGGCCGTCATGGCGGTCATCTGATCACAGATGACGGCGGGGATGTAGGTCACCACTGGGAATGACACCTGTTCGTGGTTGATCGTATCAGAGAACTTGGTCACCACCACTCCATCACGGTGGTACGAGGTGGCCAGTTCCTCCTTCGCGGGAATACCGACGATACCCTCACAGATCGTGATCTTCTTTACGACGTAGCCGCCACAGCTTACCACCGTATCGCAACGGCATGTATACTTGTTGGGTGCCACGAAGTGGAAGGTAGAAGGCAGGTGCCAGCTTTTCAGCTTGTCACGGTCCTCAACGTAGTGGGTGCTACCCACCGAGTAGTGGATTTCTCCAGACGGTACCAGTGGCTTGTCACGGAAACGGAATCTCCATTTAATGGAATCCTCCGACAACCCTGAGTAGCACAGTGGCAGGTTTTTAGCTGCCAGTACCGCCGAGTCGCTCCAGTTGGCGTCATATAGCGGGAAGCTACCCGCCATAGCGTCCGTGTGGAACACGAACGGCTCGAACCCGATCCAGTATACCACTCGCGTACCTTTGTCGGCCTGCGCGTAGATGGTAGACGGAGCATCGACTGCGTACACATCCTGGTACACTGCAATATCGGCCTTTACTTTACAACTCACGTCGTCGTTCAGGCAGATACTGGTGGTTTCCAGTGACGTGTCCGGGTTCTCCAGAACATCCTTCAAGTCAGTGATTTTTTCATTGACGAGGTGTCCATCTCCTCTCTCCACAGCCCTGACGAGTTTCCTGGCATAAGAAGCCAGCCTCTCAGGGTCTTCAGCGCATTTGCGAGGACACACACTGTGGTATGTGACGTTATCGGGTGCCCCGATTCTTCTCGCTGGTGCGCTCCCTATGTCGGCAACGATGACCTGACGGCCACCGATGTCGCGCTCAATCCACTTGGTAGCCAAGTGGGAGAAAGCTCTGGCGGCGGCATGGTCGTTAGACGACCTATTGCTGGCCACCACTTCGAACCCTGGAAACGCAGTCTTGAACTGGTTCAGGGCCGGGTGGTCCGCGGGCAGATTTACAGTAACTGTAGCGCCGGCGGAGGGGTTAGCTGTGAGATTTTGCATCATTGATATATGTATGCTTCTGGATTTAAN